GTTGGTCGTGAGGCTGTCATGATAGCTAAGGCTGAGCGTTTGGCACTCAAGAACAAGACGACTATCGACGAGGAGTACGCCAAGCTGAAGAAAGCCTACGAGGTGAGCCGCTTATCTGCAAACCGGAGAAACATTCTTCGGTATATGGACGACTGGAACTCAAAGAATCCCAACGACCAGCTTGACAGCACCAACCCAGCCCATATCGAACGTGTACTGGAGGCGCTGTACAACGAGAAGGTTTCTCAGGAGGAGGCAAACACCGAGATGATTCTCGATGATGTTATGCTCCCCCGTATTGCAGCGAATCTTGACATGCTGTTGGAGGAACCTATGATTGCAGACATCCTCGGCATCTACGACCCAGCAGATTTCGACCTTGCCAAGCTGAGACAGAGACTGCTGAAGCTCAACAGGCGCCAGATTGCTCACCTCGACTACAAGCTCGACGACTTCATTGTGAACAGCTCAGTCTTTGGTCTGGGATACGTACACTCCTTGGTCCGAGGCAGCATTGACTATGCTGGCCAGCTTGCTGAGTTGCAGAGAAAGGGGCTGAAGTCTAGGAAGAAGGTTTACATGGGTGCTCTTGACACCGTGGACTCCTACCTACGCATGATGTTCCCGACGGACAACCGCACAATTGCACAGCTTAGGAGAGCGATTGGGTTTGGAAGCATCGAGGGTGCGTTTGGTAGAGCAGACTTCCGTCACGCCGCGCTGGTCGAGAAGATGGAGGAGAAGGTCCTTGAGCTTCAGAAGAAGAGCGGGAAGAAGCTAACAGGTACGTTTGAGAATGCACTCATGCAGATGTTCTCTATGACTCGGCAAGTGCCGATGATTGACGAGGAGACTGAGGTGGGTCAGAACGAAGCCGAATGGTTCGTCAATCTCAAGGGAGTCATGCAGAGAACGATTGCGTTCCATGTATCCCAACAAACAACTGGTGGCGGTGCGTACTCTAAGGCTGAGCTTGTAGAGTTGCAAGAGGCGTACGACTTCTTGTTCGAAGGCACGAACAGCTTGAAAGAAATTCAAGACAAGCTGAAGGCTGAGAGGCCAGAGCTTGTGGAGTTTGTCGACTACATGGTTGACATGCACACTGGCCTTGTCCCGCAGTTCTCAAACTATGTCGAGAGATACCTTGGTAAGGAGCTGGTCATGGAGGACAACTACACGCCCTTCGATGTCCGAGTGCAAACCAAGAACAAGGAGGTCAACGAGTCGATGCGGATGTATGAGGGCTTCCATAAAGCACTTCAGGAATCTAGCCTTGGACAGGGCAAGAGAGCAGCCGGTAGCAGCTTTGAAAGAAACCCGCGCTCCCTCCGTGGTGACAAGTCTATCCTCGGACTGAACTTCCTGTCAATCAATGAGGCCACACTCAGAGAAAACGTGACCCTCATGGAGACCGTGGGCTCTACTCTGGCTCACAGATTCGTGATGAACTCTGCCGAAGCCGAGGCTCTTATTGAAAACGCCACAGTCAAGAGTACGCTGGAGGGAAAGATTGCTCGGTACGTTCATCAGGACACGGGTAAGGTCCCCATCATGTTTGCCAAAGACTTTGTGCTTTTCGGCAAGAGAATTGAGAACCCAGCCTACATCATTCGACAAGCAGCTATCGTCAAGGCTTTCGGTGGATTCCTTGAGCAGACTGCAAAACAATCAAATGTTCTGGTCAATGCTTTCTTCCAGTCTAAGAATCCCCTCCGCACTTTCCCGTACGTATTGAAAGCGGTTAGTGAGATGGTCTTCTTCAGCGGAAAGGGGCTCTTCATGAAGGACTCCAAGATTGCACTGGACAATAACGGTAGATACAAGCTACTTCAGAACTCACCTGTCTTCAGTCGTGACTACGAGGCTGGTAACATCGACCCCTTTACTGGGTCTATGAACTTTGATGCATCGAACTACCAGCGTGCGGCTAAGTACTTGAACGACATTGCAATCAAGAACCTCAAGGGCACGGACAAGGTTGTGGCCATCGCCTCTTGGTTCGGGTTCTACGCTGACTCTCTGATTGACCAAGGCGTGGTAAAGAGTATTAGCGAAATTGATTGGGAGCAGGAAGCTGTCAAACCCAACAAGGAAGCGCTTAGCTACGCGGACTCTTTGGTCAGCAAAGACCAAGCGGCATCTACTCCTCGTCAGTCAGCCGACCTCTATATTGGTGGTAAGGACTACCAGTCTACGATAACCTACGTACTTCAGAACTTCATGCTCCCCTTCTCAAGGTTTGCAGTGAACAAGAAGCGTAGCATTGGCTCTGACTTCAAGAAGCTCTTCGTCGGTGGACTTAAAGCGAAGAGGGAGGGCATTGCTGCTTTGACTGGCAGTGTCATAGAGCTTGCGACTTTCCACGCCGTTGGCAAGGTCATCTTGCCCGCTATCTACACCGTCATCTTCGGCGACGATGAGGACCAACTGAAGTCCGAGGACAAGGACAAAGCGTGGTACGATGTGCTGGTCTCCACCCTCGTTGACTTACAACCCATGGTCCCCCTCGCCGCTACGGATAACCTGTTGCGAGAAACCCTGAACAAGTACCTCATCTTCCCGATGATGGAGGAGGACAACTTCGGCATCGGAGACGAGACCTATGATGAGAGGTACGATAGATGGAAGAAGGTGAAGGGCGGTGTTCCAGTGTATGGCTCCTTGACAAACAAGGAGAACAAACTTCAGGGACTGCTTGCACTTGCCGGACCGTATGGTCAGTTCCTAACTGAGATGGGCAACACCTTTGTCAATGTAGAGTCTTTTGCCAGCGGAAGCAACAAGGTTACCACTGCTACCGGTAGGGAGTACTTTGTCCGCCCAGAAGACAGAGCGAATATGGCCATGCATTACTACATGAAGATGATGGTAATGGGCGCTAACCTAGCTGGGTTTGGCAACAAGGAGTTTGAGCGCTACCTCAAGGCCATCGACAACGTTCCACGCAACAGAGCGCTGTCCACTGAGGAAGAGCTCGCTGCTTATGAGGCCGTTGCTAGAGCAATGTCTGATAGCGACAAGCAGTTCCTTGATGCTGTCAAAGCCATGGAGGACGGAGCTGGACCAGAGCGTCTGCAAAAGCTGCTCAAGGAGGCTGGCACAGACCCGTACCTTATCCAGCAGGTAACCAACAGATTCAGCAAAGGGTTTGACCAACCTATCGCTGAGCGTGCGCTTAGAGTCAGGTTCCCTGACACGTACAGCAAGCACATCGCAGAGCTCAGGAACATCGGTAAGCGGGTCCAGAACAGCAGAGACTACTATGTCTTGATGCGTGCCAAGGCAAATACGATGCCTGCTCAAGAGTTCAAGGAGCTGGACGAGATGGCTCAGGTATACTTCGGGATGCTGGCCCCGGCGAAGATTGAGACCAGCGTGTACATGCAAGCGGCAGAAGAATGAAGCTAGAGGTATTACGGTTTAGCAGTCAAGAGGATTGCACTAACGGAATCTTGTTCGACGTAACGGGAGAGAGAAAGTTCCTGTGCTACACTCTGGAGGACGAGGAGCGCAACACCAAGGTGGATGGGGAGACCCGTATCCCTGCGGGGACTTACGACGTCACGCTGCGAAAGCACGGTGGCTTCCACTCCAAGTACACCAAGAGATTCCCGGACATTCACCGGGGCATGCTCTGGATTCGCAACGTACCAAACTTCGAGTACATCCTAATTCACTGCGGCAATACCGATGAGCATACGTCGGGGTGCCTGCTGGTGGGACAGACTCAAGAGAGCAACGTCATCAAGGGCGACGGGTTTGTAGGAAAGTCTAGCGCCGCGTACAGACAGATTTACCCAGCGATTGCAGGAGCCCTTGAAGCTGGTGGCAAAGTGACCATTACGTACACTGACTATGGCTGAAAGGAAGAAGCTCAGGGACACGGCAGTAGGCCAGTGGTTGAGGGACAAGGCACCCAAGGTTCTGGACGCCGTGGGCGACGCCATCCCAGACTCTGGCGTGCTCGGTGTTGTAAAGCGCTTGGTCGATGGCGACCCGGACCTAACGCCTGAGGAGAAGCTGGAGTTTGACAAGCTCCGGTTTGAGCAGGAGATGAGCGCACAGGAAAACGTGACCCGTCGGTGGGAAGCGGACATGAAGAGCGACGTAAAGCTGGCGAAGTACATCCGCCCTAGCGTCATGATTACCCTCCTCGCCTTCTTCATGGTGGTCTCAGTTTGGGATGGACTGGACCCAAGGTTTATGCCACCGGAGAACTACATCGACTTGCTGGAGCTCTTGATGCTGACAGTCTTCGGTGCCTACTTCGCTGGTCGCACAATCGAGAAGACCAGAAAGTAAAAACCCCCACCGGTTAGGGTGAGGGTTTCTGATGAATATGGGGCTTACTCTTCGTCGATTTTCCATACCTCTCGGCACTCGTAGCCATACTTCTTGACCCAACGTGCGGCCTGTTCAACGTAACGCTTGGGCACCTTCTTGTCGGAGTATCCTGCGAGGAAGAATCCATCATGCTCGAAGGTGCCATCAGGACCGATGTGGCAGTCCTCCCAATCACCATTGCGGTCGTATCGAATCAAGCGAACGCTGATGTCCGGGTTGGGCATCGCCTCGGCAATCTGCTGTGGCGTTGCTTGGAACTCGAAGTGGTCGTCTCTGACAACGTCGTAGAGTCCCCAGTCATAAATGATTTTATCTTCTACCATGATTGACTTTTTAGTGGATTGGACTTTCTTGAACTTCATCTGTCAGAGGTCTTTGTAAACACTCTTGACGAGGTCGAGTTTTTCTGCAACGTCAACCTTGTCATCTCTCCAATAATCTTCTGTGTAGCGGAGCATGGCAATCATCGTATGGATGTTGTCATACTGGTCGTCACTCAAAAGCTCAGGGCTTTCTTCGAACATCATGTCACTGAGCGCATCGATGAGACTAGCGGCACCAAGCCTGATGTTCGAGGAAACCATACTAAAACTGCGCATCCTGTCTCGTGAAGAAAGGAGATTCATGATTCGCGTCTCAGCGCGGTCGGTGTCAGGGTCAGAGAGAATCTCTTTGGCCCATGCTTCATACTGGGAAATTGTTTTACTCATAATGATATTGTGTTTTCATGTATGTGTGTCTGCTAATTATGCGTATCCAGTAAGTCAAAGAACTTCCCGTTGCCGGGCTTCACATCTAAAACGCCACGAGGTCTGGGATATTGTGCGGCAGATGTTAACGAAAGCAAAAGCCCCCACTCCGAAGAGCAGGGGCTAAATCTAGGGGTAGCGAAACTCCAGCACTAAGCCGGCGTAACGACACCAAGATAGTAAAGCTGGCTAACCCAGCAACGAGACACAGGCATCATGATACACACGATATAAAGACAGGTGTCTTCTCTCCAACGTAAGCTCCAACCACGTTGAACTCCATATACTCGATGGCATCCTCAATCGACATCTCATCTCTCTCCATCAGGATTTGAACGCACCGGTCATAGTCGTACACCGCGACGATGTTTCCGCCATGTGTGTGACCAATTAATGCAGACTCAAACCCATCAGCGAGGAGGGCCTCAGCGTCTGCTAGGATTTCAATGAACTGCTCTCTCCTAAACGAGATGAGGTTCGCCATGAACTGCTTCGAGGGATTCATCGTACTGGGCATGCTCCTGTATCACAATCTTGAATGTCAATGTCGCTCATATCCAGAGCGCCAACGCTAGTAATCGGGGACACCTTTGAGCTCATCTCCTTGTATGTCTCCTCATCAATCTCTTCGAACGGAGCCTGTAAGAATCCGTGCTCGTTATGAAGAAGAAAACTAACCGACTTGACATCAGCGTAATTAACTGATAGCCAAGACTTTAACTCTTCAAGTTCGTGTTTTCTATAGTAAATAGTAACAGAAACTGAGTTGTCTGACCACTCCGATTGCAGTCTTTTAATCACCTCTAACTGGTCAATCGCGGACATGTCACCAGCGAACGCCGTGCCCTTCGGAAACTTGCAAGGGAACTCGACAACTACTGTGCCTCGGTCTTCTGTACCGTCAAAGTTCTTGACGTATTCTATGTTATACCCTCTGCCCCGGCAAGCCTGTACAAGGTCGCTAGTTGAAGACATTCTAATCCTCCTAATGTAGTACTCTGAATATCCGGGATGAGCACCCGGTGTAACGCCAGCAAGTAGAGAGAGCGTTCCACTTGGTTTAACTGTGGTGAGCTTAATTGATTTTGGAAATCCGTGATATCTTGAATATTCATCGTCGAACTCTCTTAGTTTAGGGTAAATGCTTGGGAGCCAGCTTCTCTGCTCTTCTGTAGCCTGAAGGTATCCGGTAACTCCGATACCCATTCTCATGTTCTGGTGTACGATATCTTCCGTCTCTTGAATCGCGCACTTGATTGCAAGGCTATGCTTGTTCACTCGATACAAGTACTTAGATACAGTAAGCAGCTCTTCTTCAGACTCAATGTTTGGTAGATAAATCTCAGCCAAGCAGCATGTCTCAAAGTTCGCTAAGCTCTGCTCCGCACAAGGGTTATATCCCATGACGTCGGGGTCTGGATACTGGGTCTCACCTGTACGCCCCATTCGTCGTGAAGCCTCAAGGTTGATGAGGCCGTACGGCTCTCCGTTACCCTTGTACCCTTCCCAGAACTCTTCCGGAAGCATGCTGATGTCGTCGCATACAACTGAGTTGTTGGACATAGCCCTCCAGTTCGGGATACTGCCAAGGTCCCACCGCTTTGCTCTCAGGTATTCGATATCATCGTGGTCACCCAAAGCAATCTGAGCTGAGCGCCTGACGTTGCCAGCGACAACGATACTCCCGATGATATTCATGATGTCGAGACAGTCAACAGGTCGAAGTCTCTTCCCAGCACGCCCGTTCAACACCTCGTTGATGTTCATGATGCCCTTGACCAAGTCCTCTCCCCCACTAGCGGTGCCTCCAAAGCCCTTAATAGGCGCACCAGCTGGTCGGATGAGGTGAGTAGCAAACGTGAAGCCTTGACCTGTTTCAAACGAGGCCCTAATAACCCGGTCGAGCAGCTCTACCCAACCCTCTCTTGAGTCTGGAACAATAAAGTCTGCATCGTTCTCATCCTTCCTAACCAGCTTCACCTTACGCTTGCTCAGCTTAGGCAACTGGTAGACGTTCTCTCTCTGGATGTTGAACCCCACTCCACTGCCAAGCATTAGCATCTCAAACGCCCAAGTAAAAGGTCTTACCGGCTGGTCAACAACAACGAAGGCGCAGTTCTGTAACGACGGAAGACCTAGCCTGTCAACAGTCTTCGTACCAAGTTGCCAGAGAAATCTACCAGCAACGGTACCCTTGAGACTTAGCATAATGTCTCTCAGCTCCTGTTCCTCATCAGGGGTAAACCCAATGTTCAACTGCTTATCACAGGCAGAGACAACTCGATTTACAGTGTCGGGCCACTCCTCACTTGTCTTGTCATTTATTCTTCTGGAGTACGTCCTTTTATAGGTGACGTATCCTACTGGACCCCACGGAATCTCCGGGGCCTGCGGTGCTTTTGTCATAAGTATGTGGTTAAAGAAAAAGGGTTCTAATATAGTCACTGAAGTCGACCTTCATGCGTAGACCAGACACCTTTGGATTGTTAATTATATCTGATATAGGCACCAGCCACCCTTTAGCATTGACCTTTCCGGAGGATGTGTCTCTAAGTGTTTCAACGACCCTGTACGTGCCGCTCTTGCACATCTGATGGAGCTTCTCTTTATCTAGCACAAACGTCTGAACTCGATAAGACTCCACCTCTTCTAGTGGTACTAGGTCGTACGCCTGAAGCATACAGTACACCCAGTAATGCGCTTGAGAAGTCGCAATACCAGACGGCTTTCCTTGCCTAGGGTTTTCGTACTCAATGTAGATGTTGCCCGTAGCTTTCATCGTGTCCCCACGGTGCCCCCTCCAAGGAGACTGCGCTGTTGCGTCCCACTTCACCTCGTAGTATCGGCACCGACCAGCAGGAACCTTAGTCATCAAATCCCATCCGGGGAACTTGCGTTTCGGGGCGTGAGTGATTTCAAAGAGTGGGTTCTTGCACTTCAGCCAAGCTGCCCACTGCTGCTCGACAACAGTCCCCCACTTTATGTCGTCGCCTACCGAACCCATGGCATTTCATTTAGCGTCGTCACGCTCAGTTCCAGAAACCTCATTGACCTCTATGTATTCTTTCAGTGCAATCTTCATCGCCTCCAGTTCTTGTATGACTAGCTTCTTGTACTTGCGCACGTCATCAAGGACAGCCTGCCACTCATTTCTGGGCACCCCCCGGTAGTCATGCAGGCTTTCATAGAGCTCAGTCGTGAGCTTCTGTATCTCTTGAGTAGAAAAGCTATACAGCCTACTCAGTTTCTCGTTGTCCATCCAGCTCTTTCTTAATGATTTTGACAGCTTCGTCTACCTGCTTTTTGTTCTTTGGAATAAACAACATGTAGTCGTCCATGTCATTGTCTTTCAAATACTTTAAGAACAACTTCCATCTTAAAGGAAAGGTGTGCTGTGATGGCACATATCCTTTTGTTTCAATGATGAACCGGTGCTCATGACTAACAAAGTCAGGTGTGTACTTAATCGAGAGCACAGCCCTGTTAGTTGCGTTGGTCATTACGTCCTTTCCCTTACTGGATTTCCAGTACGTTCCCGGATAGCGAAACCCAGACACAAGCTCAAACGTTTCTGGCTCGTAGAAGAACTTCAGCTTAGCCTCCTTCAGTTGGTCATAGCAATACGTCTCCAGTGTAGACTTCATCTGAACCTTACCCCTGTTCAGGTCTCGCTTCTTTCTAGACTTGTGTGGGCGGGTAAGATTCTTTTTGTATTGCCTCGGCATTCGTACAAATTACATCATAAACTAGTTTGATTGCCAATTAATTGCTCACCAAGTGATGTAAATAATCGACCGTCTGGTTTCTGTAGGGTGTACCCGCTCATCGTACTGTTGAATTCAAATAACAATGGCTCAGCGTACGGGGTAGGCTTACCGCCGGTGTCTACTTCTCTCACCTTACGTACATGCATTTCAATACAGCGACGTTGTAGCACATCGGGGTGTTGAATCTTTCGGTGAAGAGTAATAAAACAATCACTCCTATTCACCCACTTCCCGCCGTGCTCTGTGTCCTCAGCGTATGGTGCGATAGGTAGTCCGTCATCCCCCTTGCGTCTCTGCGACTCAGTAACACTATGCGCGTTAACCCAAACTGCAATGTCAAGGTTGTTGCTAAAGGTTAGGAACTCGCTGGCCGCCTCGTAGTGGTACTCATGTACGCCAACGCCTCGACCAGCAGACATCTCAATCTTTAGGCTGTTGTATGGGTCTATAAACAAACCATCTACACCCTGATTTCGGTTGACCTTCTCACAGAAAAGTATGACATCTGTGTAGCTGTAGGTCTTGCTGTTATCGATGACCGTAAAGTGCTTCTCAACCCAGTCTCTGGCATGCTTACGCTCTTGATACGTGGTCCTAGCAATGGGCTTGTTCAGAACAAAGCACATCAGCTTCATCTTCACGGCGGCGGTCTTGTTCTCGCTACTATAAATGACCCACTTCCAGTCGTGATTTACTGCGCTCGCCACCATCATCCATAAGGCAAAGGTTGTCTTACCAATGTTGCTGTGTCCGTTTATCATGACGAACTCTTTCTTAAATACAAAGTGCTCGTCTAGCCACTTGTTTCCAGAGCTCAGGCCAATCGGAATTTCTCCTGCTACATATCTTTCAATCCAATCGTAGTCGACATCATCGCTAGAGATAAAGGACATATCTCCATCGTTGAGCTTCATCTCTCTGCGGATACGGTCCTCGCTATTCAAGACCTCAGATATCGGCAGTTTCTTTCCGTTCTCTATCCCGTCCTTAATACTCTTCTTTGCTCGCTCGATATCGTCGACATCCCGCTTCTGAATCTCCCGCTCCAAGACCCAGTATGCAACAGATTCTTCGACGATACCTGACGCAATGTAGCCACCCAACAGTGTAGCCGCCTTGACCAGAATGCTGTGCTTCTCTCCGTCAGGGGCACGCTGAATCATCATCGAAGCGATGTTGACCTTCATGTAGTCGGTCTTCGCTCCGTCGACCTTGATTTCCTGATGCTCAGCTCTTTCGCTCAGCATCCCGCCATACTTCTCGTGGTCCTGTTTGAACACGAGGTTTGGGTCGTAGCTCTCAAAACAGGCGCGGGATTCATTCTCTCCCGTGCTGTCTAACTCTAAGCCGTACTGCTCGTCAAAGTATTTCTTGAGGGAGCGATAGTGCTCTCTGTGCTTTTCCGTGTTGGTGATTTCGACGAGTGCTTTAACTCCATCACCGCTTGGGGATACCCAGCATGCAACAATGTACTTATTGCCCGCGAGCGCCTTCTTGGTTCTGTCGACATCTACATGGTCAAAGTCGAGGACCACGAGTCCGGTGTGGTAAAGTAGTGAGTCGTCCGCCCGCTTTCCGTCTTTAAATATTCCGCTAAAACATACAGCAGGTAGCTTTTGCTTGGCGGATTTATCACCTTCTCTGACATTGTCTACTTGTGCTTGGCTCTTGCCTTCTTTAATCCGAGTTAGAACTGTATCTAAAGTTGTTACGACTGCCTCCTGAGTACGATAGATTGTCGGGTATATGGTTACTCTTTTCTCCTTCATGCCTCAGCTCCTTCGCTTTCTCCTCGTACCACCTCGCTTTCCGCAAATCGTCTTGCTCCGAGGAGTTCGGTTTCGTTCCCGCTCTCATCCGATACTTGAAGCTGTTCATCTCGCAGAACTTGATGAATGAGCTTGTCCCCCACACGTCCAACATCATTTCGTACACTTCCTTTTCGTACCTCTGGTAGTGGGCTGGATTTACCGTGTCGTATCCTTTTTTCAAGTCTTGCTTTGTAGTCTTCGAGGATTCGGATTGTTTTGTTGACTGCGTCAATTTGCTCATGGCTGTTCTGTCTAAGGTTGGCTTCCAAATTTACTTTGCGGGGGGGCATATCGTCCAGCTTGCCGTCAACAAGCTCGACAGCTATTGCGTACCACTTCTGGTACTCATGACTTGTCATCATGTACGCTTCATGCTTGTCGACTGCGTTGTAAATAGTTGTTCTATCCCTCCTCCATAGACGAGCGATGTCATCGAAGTGGCAGTAAGGAGCCATGGCATTAGAGAGAGCCCCCCTCATTTCTACCATCCTCGCTGTACGGGTGTTGTCAGGTACTTCGCCAATAGCCTCGATGTATAGGTATTTAATTTCATCAAAGATGTTCATCAGTTGCAGGTGTTATATGAATTGCAGGTATTGTATGGGTGGTTGCATTTGACACAGTAGTTTGTGTCCAGCGGCGTTTGCCGTAAAAAGGTTTCTTCTAAGTCGTCACAGCCGCACGGACGAGTGAACCATTGCTCGCTAACAAAAGTTAGTTCGCCATCTTGCTTTTGATAGACTGCACAGGCTCCACTCTTGTAGTCCTTATCGATGCACTCGCACCCGAACTGAGAGATAAGCAGGCAGGCTACTATGATGCTCGTCCAGAGCCAAGCAAATCTTTCTTCTCTCTTCATAGCGTGATTCGTTCGCGCCTGACCGTACAGCTTACGTGGTAGAGGGTGTCTGGTACATCGCATGGGTATTTAAATGTGCAGTCCTCCATGTTCCAGAAGTAATACTTATTGCCGTCATCCGCACGGACTGAGAAGTTGAATAAGCCCAGCCCTTCGAAGTACATTGGTCGCTTGCTGATTGTAGCCCACATCTCAAGGGCATCACTCTTGTCGTAAGTGTACCAGTAATAGGTGTCGAGCCACTCATACCAAGTAGAACACTCCATCGCGTTCGGGTCGTAAGTGCCTGATGGAACAACGTTGTCTGCGTACGCAGGACAATGAGTGTAAGCATGAGGATGCATGACAGCGCATCCAGTCAACAGTAGAGAAAGAAAATAGGTGTAACGCATGTGGTACCCCCAGCAGGACTCGAACCTGCAACCGTCAGCTTAGAAGGCTGATGCTCTATCCGGTTGAGCTATAGGGGCAGGAAGTAGGGGGGGAATAAAACACAATAAAACTCCCCCCCCCTGAGCAACAGTACAACTGGTTTTAATCAGGTGAAACTTGTCGCGTCCCGCGAGCAATCAAAACGGGACGTCGTCAGCCTTCGTAGTCATAGCTGCTGCCTTTCTGTCCTGCTCCTTCGGTGCGTTGGGGTCGTAGACCTCACAGAAGGTCTTCATTCTCCGTCCATCCTCGGCGTTACGGTCGGGTACGCTGACAACAGTAACATACACTCGACCCTTTGCGGTCGCATATTGCTTCAGGTTGTCAAGCTCCTCAGTCGTGAAGCTAATTTTCTGGGATACTCTTGGGCATTCGGTGTAGCCCACAAACACTTTGCTGTTATCAGCCATTGTATGTGTGATTAAAGGGTGTTCTTAAATGATTGGTACTCGCGTCTCTTCTGAACCACGCCAAGGTTACCCTCAGCGTACAACCACATCAGCCTAAGCTCAGTGCGGTCAGCCTGCATTGAAGTCATCAACTCAGAGTACGGGACATGCATGTTTGTGATAGCATGATACGTCGTGAGACAACGGGCTTCGAAGCTGTCGCTACTGAATCTGGTGGGCAGACTTACGTCTACTCCAAAGAACAGATTTGCTTTCTTGATGAGGTCTTGAACTGTCATTAGATTATGCTTTTGATGTAGAACGTTTCGGTGTCCCACTTGTTATCGAGATATCTGTTAATTCGCTCTACTGCTCTTTCGAATTTTGCTTGACCGGTTTCTATGGTCTCTTCACTGGCTTCGTACACACCAATTGCGTACGGATAAGCCTTCTCCTGCGCCACCCAGTAGAACTTGTCGAGGCCAAGGACTGAGCAGTATATGTATGCTTGGATGTCGTACCCATAATCCTTGACCGCGTACCGGAACTGCTTTAAGCTACGGGTTGTCTTGTGGTCACTGATGTAGTTGTCGTTCAGACAGTCCAAGAATCCTCTGACTGGTACCCCGTCAATCTCTTGATTGAACTCGTGCTGGTAGTTGCCCAGAAGGTACTCGTCTCTCACACCACTTACGACTAGCCGCTGTATCATTTCAGTAGCCTTCTTGTAGTCTTCTTCTCCTATGAGCTTCAGTCCTTTTTCATCTGCCTCCTCTTGGAACTGGGCAACCCAAGCCTTGTACTTGTTGGTCATCCGTGGTGCCCTTCCGCCAATCTCCTCACACTTAGCAAAGTCCTTTAGGACCATATACCTATCGAAGAAATCTTCAGGGGTAAACAGGAGGCAGTCATACATACTCCCGAATGTCAGCGCCTCGCTGTCAAACTTGAGTTGTCCCTTCATATACATCTCCCACAACTTCATGTCATGGAGAGCGTGCTTGATAGAACTGTAGGAAAGATGACCCTTACCTACGTTTTCGGCGAGCTTAATGCTAAGCATCACTTCTTGTTCTTCACGAAGTTGACGAGTCGCTCGTACTGCTCTGGAGAAAACTTAGACTTAGACTGCTTCTCAATCTTATCCCAAGCGCTCGTGACATCAGAAGCATTCTTCAAATAGGTGACAGCCTTTTGGTAGTCATCCTCAAGGCTTGATTTAGGTGAGGGGGCTTGCTTCCCGGCAGACTTCCCCTGAGAGATTGCCTCTTGAACCTCATTAGCAGATGCGATGCTCGTTTCAATTCCGATACCCAGCATTGCCAGCGCTCTTCCAATAGCCGAAGTCTCACAGTTTTCTACAAAGCTGGTCTTGTTAATCATGCTTGCTCCCTTCTCCTCTCTGGCGTAACCGGTAGAGATAACTCTACCCTCCTTGTTCGCTATGATTGCCTTGACTATGCAAGCTGTATCATCCTTGTTGACTTCCAACTCTGTCAGTATAGACCAGTCTTTGTACTGCTCCTCTTGCCTGAAGAATAAGACTCTTTGGTTTACTTCTACGTAATCCTTTCCCTTGATTCGGGTAGTCTTAAACTTGTATTGATTTGATTGCTTACTCATCCTTTTGCTTGCTTGTTTGTTTATTTAATTCTTCTTCATAGGCCTTGACGAGGTACTCGTATTCGTCGAGCATTACGTTCTGGGATTGTATCAGGTTCGAGTATTTCTTACGCTCCCTGTCCACTTGTTTTGCAAAGTTCGTTGATTCACCGGACTTTTTCAAGGGATTGCGCAAATTTCTTATCCAACTGAACATCATTCCCAGTCTTTCAGTCCATAGTTGTCCGCGTCTTCTGCGGCAACCATACACTTGGTTACGAACGAGGTAACATCGATGTTACCGGACTTGTAATCCTCAACAGCCTCTATGAATTCGTTGAGAACTTTGCGAGTGTCTTCGTCCTTGAAGAAGAAGTCCTCGGTGGGTTTGGGGTTGTCTTTCATGTCTTTCATTGTACTTCGATGATGCGCTCGACCTTCCAGAAGTAACTGACGAGCTCGTTGAAGTCGTCAAAGTATTGCTCGGAAATCTGGTCTCCGCTTTCGCTGAAGAGGATGACTTGATTACGTCCGTTCTCTTCTGTGACGACTGAGATTTCCAGATTGCCTACTTGAATCTTAAAGGCGGCGGACGACTTGTCGCTCTGGACTTTGAATGTGCGGGTGCTATCTGTATTCATGATGGTGTGTGTTTTTAATTCAACGATATGAGTTCCTTCTTTAGTATGTCTTTGGCAAAAAGTTTTGCTTGACAGAGACGGCTGGTGTAGTCCAGCTCAGGGTCCAGCTTTGGTAGCTCGACCATCCGCTTGCTAGGCAGGCGGTAAATCTTGTGACCTTTCATCATCGCCAGTGACAGGGCGTTGATGCTGTCCACGTAGTCCTTCACCGTGCTCATCACTCTTCAGTAATTTGTTGGGTGATGATTTCGGTGATGCGCTCTTCCACATCATCCGCGATTTGGCTTGCGACCTGTCGCACGTTTGTGATGCCGACTTCAGACATGAGCATTCGCAGTTGTCTGTATGCGGTTTCGTTCAGGCACTTGCTGACTTCTAGCTTTAGGTCTTTTCTGTTCATGACGGTTAGTGTTTGATGACCATGGTGTGGGAGCCGAGTTTCTCGGCGGCGCTCTTCATTGCTTCCATCTGGAGCTGGTCGATTGACGGGTAGAAACCGATGCGTCGAGTGCTGTTGAAGATGGCCAGCTCAATCTGGCCGGAGTCGTAGAGGTGGAATTGATATGACAGATTCATGCTTCCTTGGATTCAATCGGGGTGGTGAGGAGGGCGCTGACTCTGCGCTGAACTTCCTCGTTGCTCATGCGGGGGATGCCGGTGACCGGCTCGTCCGGGAGGTGGATGATGGCGACGAGGTTCAGGACCTTGTCGATGACCTCTGGGGTGATGGTGTTGTAGGTAAATCGCTTCATTGTACTGGGGGTTTGGTGGTTTAACGTGTGCAAATCTGGGTTATTGTGCTGAGGTTGTGAATGAATGTTAAAGCGGGTGTTAAACAAGGAATTCTTAATCCTGTCCGGAGTTCTCCTCCGACTCTATTCCCGCTCCAGCATTACTCCCCAGTAATGAAGTCCACTGCTTTCATCGCCTGCGTTGCGGCGGACAAGGCCATCTTAGGCTGGTCCTTGAGTTGCTTAATCCAGTGGTTGATGTATGCCTGACTATTTTCTTGGTCGTCCTTGGGCTCGATGCCTGTGAGACTCACGAGGAACTGACACCCAATCTCAGCGACTAGCTCCTCTTTTGAGTAGCTGTCTGACCCAGAGGCTGAGACCTTGCTTACTCCAGCCCGGTTCAGGCACTCCTTGTGTCCCGTGCTGTGTACCAGCTCGTGGAACAGGGTCTTGTAGTAGTCGTCGTTGGTGACGAACGTCTCCGGCTTCGGCATCTGGACGTGGTGCTTTGATGGCACGTAGAACGCGCTTCCTCCACCATGCTTCAGGCTGGGGCGCTTAGGCTCCGGGTACTGGACAGAGTACACGCGCTCTGCCGCCTCGATTGCCGTGAACTCACCGCTTGGTTCGACACGCTCGCGGACTGGCTCGATGTCATCGCATTGGTCGATGTTGAACACGGTCCAGACACGGGGCATGAAAGTCTTCTCACTCTTCCAGTCAGAAGGGATGTCAGAGAACTTGCTGAAGTACTTGATGGCTCCGTTGTTGTCGATTGCCTTGTACTTGATGCTCCAGAAAACAACTGGCGTTCCCTTCTCTCCCTTTCGGACCTGCCCGCCCTTGGCCTCTGCCTGTTTGTAGGTCAGCCACTCTGCGTTATCAAAGCCCTGTTGCATCTGCTCGATGCAGAGGAAGAGGACGTTGAGTCCTTTGTACGGATTCCCGGTGGCGTTGTTGATGGGCATCTGCCCTGCTTGACCGGCGTTCCATGGGCGGAACCACTTGAGTCCGTCCTTTTCGAGTCCAGCGATGATGCGGTCTGTGACCTGCTGGTATACATTCTTTTTATTCTTCATGATGATTGTATTTTACTGGGGTTATACTTACTCAACGTTGGGACATCCAACTTATTGTGCCAGCTGGATGCGGAGCTGGACAGCTTCGAGGTCGGACTTCTTGTCGAACCGGTCAAGGCGCAAGTCGGAGAGCCGAGCTCGCAACTCCAGCATCTTGCGGTTCAGGCACCGGACCTCTTCGTCTGCTCGCTCAATGGCTCGACCAGCATCAAAGTCTGCGGTCATAGCAACGCACAGCTCTTGCGCCAGTTCGTATGTGGTTGGCTCGCAGACCGGGGTGTACTTGTCATCCACTTCATTGCCAGCGGGTTCGACCCTGTACTTGTCGTAGTAGCCGCCGTCCGACTGGCGAGACAGCACCACGTACTTTAGTGGCTCAGGTATCTCGAATTCAAAGGCCTCAAGGATGCGGTACTTGTGCTCGTCAGAACCAGAACCCCAACCAGAGGTGACCGGCATTCCTTTCTTTGCATTCTCTTCAGCCTGTCTCACGACTAAGTCGTAGTGGAACTCCAATCGGGGCAGAAGCAACTGCACTGCGTCGATGAAGGTGCTCGTCCAACCCAATTCCAAAGACTCTCCGTCCGCAAAAACGACTTCGGTTTGGTATTCCTTGTCTGAGCCTTGCCTTATGCGGACGTCAGTCACTTGAACCTTGGTACCGGCGGCTGTATCGAATTCCCCACCTAGCACGGGTCCGTGAGAGAAGATTGAGTCAACGCTATCGCCCTTCATGATGTAAATGGTGGTGGATGCGTCACCGACCTTGACGAAGTGACGTGTGCGCTTGAATGTCTTGCGGCAGTCCTTGCGGTATTGCGCACGGGTGCGGTCCATCTCGCTGTCAAACCTGTTGTCTTGTGTCAGGTAAGTCACGATGTCGTGCAAGGCCTCAATACAGCTGTAACTGCTCGCAGTGTGCAGATTGTCGGCTCGCTCAATCGGGGTCATCGCGGCGACAAAGTCATCGATGCTCAGGGCTTGACCCACCTCGCTCTGTTCCCACCTGTAACCTCGGAGGGGTGCAAAGATGGAGGCTATTTTTTGGGCCTCTTTGACTAGGTCCTCGCCAACTTGTTTGATGACTCGGCCTCGAACGTCCTTGTGCGTCACCTTGTTTTCGTCGAGCAACTCAAATGGATTCTCGTTCTTCTCGCACTCAACGAGAGTGCAGTGCTCAATGAGAGGATTGATGGACAGAGTCCAGCCCTTCTGGTTCCATGGTGCTGAGGCAACATCGAGCTTGTTTGAAATCTTCTGCGCGAAGTCGAGGATGCGCTGGGCCTGTTCTTGGGGAGTGGGAATGCTGTTCATGATGATGTGTTTTTAGGGGTGTCTGTAGTTGTAACGCGGTGTGGTTTCCGATATTGTTTCAGAGGTCAGATTTTTTGATTTCAGACTTGTAGATGGTGCGAAACTCCTCGGTCTCGTTGAACTCCTCCAGTGTGGAGTAGTCGGTTTCCATGCACTCGTTGAAGTCTTCGAGGTACTCGTTCAGGTCGGTGAACGTGTAGTGAACGTCTGCTTGTCCGGGGTTCTCGTCGTGCTCGACGCAGATGTAGATGGTGATTGAATCTTTCATTGTACTGGGGGTTTGATAGTAAAACGGACCGGTGTCTGGGATATTGTCCTGCAAATGTGAATGAATGTTAACGCTCGCTTGGGTCTGCAAAAATGTTGATGTCGTCGTAGTGCAGGGAGAAAAACTGCTTGCACTTCTCAGCCTTTTCCTTACAACGGAACGTACCAAGGTTCAAGGTCTTGCCTGCGTAGGCGGAACGTCCGGGCGCAACGCCCGTGACAATGTAGAGGGTGTCTGGTGCTTTCATCGGATTGTCTTTTTCAGGGTGTATCCTGCGTACTCGTCTGTCTCCAGCATCTGCTGGGCAACCTTGTCTGCACATCCATTGTGGAGCGCACCCCACTGCCGTCTGTGGCTTCCCGCCACCTGAGTCGTGACTCGGATGTATGTAGGGCAGTCGCCATAGTAGATGACTTCGATTGTCTTGATGTCCGTCTTGGGGACCCATGCCATTGCGAGGTTGGCAACGGCTTGTCTTGCTGTGTTTCTCATGATTCTGTGTATTTAAGGGTGATACCGATAGCCTTCCTGATACCGGCCAATGTTGTGTTGTCGCCAGCCAAGTCACAGGTCATCTCAGCCTGCATCAGGGCTTGCTGGATAATTTGCATCTCGTCGCTGGTCGGGGTCTGGTCCTTCTTGACAATCTCCAGCCCCTTGTCCTTGAGGACGTCGATGAGACCCTCGGTCATGTACTGGGTTCCGAGGATGCCGAGCGGGGTCCGGAGCTGGTCCTGCCAGATGCGGTCTAGGTTGGTCATGACAATCCGAGGAAGAGCCGGAAGGTCATAGAGTGAGCGGGCCTTGCGGCGAATCTTGCGCATCATCCGGTCTTCCCGTGCTTGCATTGCGCGTTGCTTTTCTGTCATTCTATTCATGGTTTCTGGGGTTTAAGAGTAATCGGAATCGCGGGGCATCTCCTTCTCCTCGTCCGGGGTCACCTTCTCGATGACCAAGGCGATGAGGAACTGGAGATTGTAGGCAACCTCGTCGTAGTGGTTGTCGTCCCGGAGCTTGAGGATGGTGTTGGCACCTTTGTTCATGCGCTTGAGCATCTGGATGAAGGTGCGGTCCTCATTCTCGATGTAGGAGATGACCCGGAGGAGTTCCTTGCGAGCAGGGTCGTCGTAGATGCCCGTGCCGCTGGTGGCGTAGGTCTCGTTGCCGTTGTCGAGGATGTTGTACAGGGCGCTGTGGACGCTGTTCTCAAGGTGTCCTGCGGTCTTGCCGTCGAGGGCCTTCTCTGTCTTGGGGAGGGTGATGTTCATCTTCATGTCTCAGGGGGTTTTGTGTCGGTGTCTATAGTCTTAACGGGGACAGCTTTGGGATATTGCGAGGCGTTTGCCAATTGGTGTTAACAGTGAATGTCGAAGGTCACACGCTTGTTCCGGAAGTCTACGCCAGCGCAGAACAGGTAGTGGGTGTAGGTCATGGGGTCCGTGCCGCCCATACCGAAGCTGGGCACGTCCTGCTTGGGGCAGACTCCGGGGTGAAGGTATTCGCACGCGGCGTGCATGGTCTTCTGCATCTCCCGCATCGACAGCCCCGTGGATAGGGCGGCCTTGAGGAGCTGGAAGGAGTTGTAGTCGTGCATCCCGTCGATGAGGTTGATGCGGAGGAAGGAGGGCTTGTGATTGCTCATGGGGCGGTGGATTAATCGGTGATGATGTTGTTCCGGCGATTCTGGAAGGCGACCTCCTCCTTCACGAAGGAGAGTTGCTTCTGGGCGTTGGCCAGCCGGCGCTGGGACTCGACCACGTAGTCGAACATCTCAGACCGCCCAGCGGGAGTCGTCTGGTTGTCTAGGTCGTTGACGTTGCCCTTGTGGATGACCTTCAGTTGGCGGACTTCCTGCTCCAGCTGGACCAGCATCCGGGACTGCCGAAGGATGCGGATGGCGGGCTCGAAGTACGCGGAGTCCTCGGACAGCTGGCGGACGTGGAAGCACGCGCCGAGGTCAGTCTGG